GATTACCATCTTTCTTAATGTAGGGAGATACTTGTTTAGTATCAACCCATTTAGGCTTGAACGTTTCGTGGACTTCCTCTTCTATTACTTGTTTCTTTTGTCTAAGCTCTGCTAATAATCCAAGAGCTAAAGGCATATCAAAATTAAATCCATCCGTCTCTTGTTGCTTAACAATACCAGCAACATCTTGTTCAAGAGATATACTCTCTAGTGTGAATCCCTTAGATTCTTTTCTAAGTTCTTCAAAGACTTTGGTATTTAATTCTACGTCTCGAACACAATAGGTTAGCATTTCTTCTGAGTAATTATAGTAATCCTCAAACTCAATCTTAGGGTATCCAAGTTTGTATCCCCATGTTGCTAGACTATGACCACCATCTCTGGTAGGATTAAATAATCTAGATAGCACAAGGGTATCTATAACTTCTTTATTACTAAGATCAATACCTGCAAACTTTTCTACTAAGGGTATGTCAAACCCTATGATGTTATGTCCAATCAAACGAGTGGCTGTAGTCAAAAACTTATAGCCTTCATCTAGATTGTCCGGTGTAAATTTATACACCTCTTTTGTTTCTGCATCTTGAGCAACAAGACACCACACTTTAGTAGCATCTAGTCCATCAGTTTCTATATCAAATACTAAGTCCATAATTAAAATGCCTCTGATGAAGAGTTATCAAAATTTATATCTTCATCTGTTAGTTCAGATAATCTACCGGTCTCACCGTCATAGATAACTCTAGCCGCCAGACCTACATCACCTGTGTATCTTGATTTAAGTACACGAAGTCTTGTAGTCCTAGCTTCATCGGGATCATCTGCTTGTTGATTACGTTCTAAAGCAATCACACAATCTGATAACTGACCAATACTATTAGAGCCACGAAGATGTGAGAGGCTAACCTCTACTCCATTCTCGTGTCCTTTGTTACCATCAACTCTTCTAAGATGTGATACAAGAATAATCCCTGCACCTGTCTCTTCAACTAAACTTCTAAGCCTAGTCATAATAGAATCAATAGCTCGTCTCTCGTCTCCATCATGTACAGCACTGACCAGCATATGTAAATGGTCAATGACCACCCACTTACAGTCACATCCTATAATCATAAAGCGAAGCTTGGTAAAGATATCATCAATGTCATTGGTGCCAAAGTGTGAGTGAACCCATACTCTGTTTTTATTCTCACCATCATACAAGATATCAAACATCTTATCAAGTTCTTCTTTAGAAAACTTCTCACGTTCTTCATCAACGTATAGTCTTGCGTTAGCTTCAATAGAAAGTATACCATCAATGGTGCGTCTCCAATCTTCTTCTAATGCTATGATACCTACGTTGTCTGTAGTACTTTTAATAAGATGATGTTCTAGTTCTCTAGTCACACTAGACTTACCAAGTCCTGTACCACCTGTCAAAGTTACAAGCTCTCCCTGTCTTAAGCCATAAAGCTTTTTGTTTAATCCTTCATAAGGATAAGGGACGCTTGGTTTCTTCTCTCGGTTGTGGAACTTCTCTCGTTGTTCCGATACATTGATAACTCCTGAAGGTGTGTATACCTTAGAAGCCCACCATGCTTCAACAAAATCTTTATGTTTGTTATCACGAAGCATATCGTTAGGGTCTTTGAAGCCATTAGGAAGTGTGAGTATCCTAGCCTTGCCGGGTTTAAACAGTCTCGCAACTTTAATAGCCGCTTCCTTACCTGCCTTATCACTATCAAAAGATATGATAACGTTTTCAAAGTCATCAAAGAATTCTAAACTATCCTTGATGTCTCGGACTGCACCTTGTGCTCCACGCTTTATAGATACGACTGCCCACTTACTACCTAGTAGTTCGTAAGCCGCCATAGCATCACACTCCCCTTCGGTTATGGTGACATACTTGCCACCCTTAAACAACTGTTGACCAAACAATCCTGTATCATTATAAGAACCATTCACAAAGAAATCTTTGTTGCCTACGTTCCTAACTTTAGTAGCAGAAAGTTCGTGTCCATTATAATAAGGATACATATGTTTAGTAACCTTACCCTGTAAGTCATGCACTACCTTAACGCTATACTTCTTGGCTGTCTCTTGAGAGATACGCCTATCAGTTAGAGCAGAGAAAGTACCTGTGTCTATAGTATCAGGTTGTTTAAACGCTGTTTGATTTGTTGTTGTCTGTTCCATATCTTTTCCTTCACATGAATTATTATAGTTAGGCATAAATTCTCCACAACTGAAACACTTTGCTGAACCATCTTCGTTGATTCCTACTGCATCACTGCTAGTGCATAGCGGACAAGGTTGTTTTAATTTATGCCAAGTTTTGTTTTCCATATTAGCCCTCACTAATGGTTATTTATTGTCGTCTGTTTTGTCCTCCATTACCTCTGGCTCTGGCTCGACAATAGCTTCATCTCTACTCTTAAGTAACTCTTCTAAGTTAGCTCGGTGAGTACGACTTGCGAAGTCTAAAGCTTCAATAATTATCTGTAGGTTACCAACCTTCTGCACAACAACAGTAGCTTCTTGCTTTACAGCATCATCACTAATGTTATTAACATCAAAGTTAGTAACTACATCTTCATTCGTAATAGTTATAATCATTTAGAATTCCTCGTTGTCTGTATCGGCTTCAGTATATTCAATTAAGTTATTAACTTTAACAGCTACTAACTCAGCAAACGTACCATACTTTCCAGTGTAAGGTTTAATCTTTACCTTAACCTCTGAACCATTACCGACAGCAACATCTAATTTATTACCATCACCATCTACAAGTAAGGGTGCGGCATTAGTTCTACCTGCCACCTCAACTTTTCTACTAAAAGAAAATGCGGGTTCCTCATACTTAGGTTGTCCTGCTCTATCTTTCACCTGAACCAACCCAACAGATTCTAATCTATCGGCTGTCTCCTGATTTGTAAGCACAGTGATTTGATATTTAGGGTCTCCGAACTTGGTGTTCGGTGTACTAACATTAGCCCACATTGCTCTTCCTTCTATATACTCATACATAAGTTTCCTCCTTTGTTGTATTAAGTGTGTGCATTATAACACAACTCGAATCATAATGCAAGTATTATTTTTAATTAATTTAAAGTACCAGTGGGTGCAAGACTGGTAACTTGTCTAACTGGGGTCAGTCAGATAAGATAGGTTAAAGATTTTCAAGAGGGCTAACCTATCCCACACATATTAGTTATCCCTTATGCAGGGTAGTATCTCTTCCCAAAATGTTAGGGGTGTATTGTCTAGCTTAACCTTGAAGGTCTCATCTAGTTTCTCCACCATATGTCCCACACGGGGGTAGTTTTCTGCCATGTACTCACCAAATTTTCTATACTCATCACGAGTTAGAATCTCTGTGCTGTACTGTTGTCTTTCTTGTAGATACATAAGCTGTATTATAACATAACAGCCTAGCCATGTCAACCCTTAAAAAAATTAAAGGCTATTTTTCAGACATTAACTAGGTTGTTTATTTAGCTTTCCTCTGCCAGTTGTTAGGGTAGTATCCTATTTCTTCTAAGTCAAGTATTCTTTTTACTCTCTCAAGAACATCTTGAATAGCATGAGCTTCTATCAAGGAACAACTACCAGTCTCAAACAAACTTGATGTTCCCCACATAGCATCATTGAAATCTTTAATCACAAAATCAATGTCTTGTTGCTGTGTTTTAATCGTTACTATTTTATGTTTCATTTACCTTGTCCTCTATATTTTTTATAGTTAGCTTTCTGATTCTTGTTCATGGTTGAGGTGCTAACGTTCCCTCCGCCTTGACTAGTCTTCTTACCTTTGCCTTTAGTAGCAGAGATGTAAGCCTTTAATGTTTTAGTCTTTGCCATGTCCTACCTCCATACATGAACGCCATTCAGTTTGATTTACTTCGTATGGATAGAGGGTAAAAAGTTTATCCCTGCATACCTCATACTGCTGTCGTTGTGTCATCTTCATAACCTCTGTCTGCACAATGTTAGCGTGAAAGATAACAATACAAAAGAGAAGCTGTTTAAACACTTGTTACCTCATCCTTCTTTCTTTTGTCTGCGAATTCTTTTACAACTCTACCACTTGCATAAGTAGTTTGAAAGTAATTATCTTCCTCACTCTTATGAAGATACAAAGATGTTACAAGGTTATCAAGTTCCTCTTCGCTTAACCTCTCCTTCCCATTCAATACTGCATCAAGATACTGTGTCATTCTTTCCTCCTCGAATCTTTTGTAGTTCTATTATTTTATCCCACTTGTAAAACTGTTGAGTCTCAGTGTCCCAAAAGTTTCCTCGTTGTGTTTGCATTTGTTTATACCTTGGTGGTATATGTACATTAATCCTTTTGGTTTCAATTAAATATACATACATTAATGCTGATATTGTGAGGAACAAAACCCCTCCCAATAATATTAGTGCTTCCATTTTCTCTCCTGTTAAATTGCTTTAGTGAAATTACTAGAGCTTACAATCTGTTTAAACGATACCCCTAATAGCTTATGAATCCTGTCCTCAAACAGACTAACCTGCCTAAGTATTTCTGATTGCTCTTTAGGTGTAGCCTTTGTAAAGTCCTCATCCATATGATACTCAGGTGAGTCAAACAACTTCATCAAGTAATCTGATACTTGGTGTTTAGCATAAACTTTCTCTGATACTTTATGTCCTTTATAATTAACCATCATAAACCTCCCAGCTATCTTCTGTTGTATCTATCATAGGTGCATCTTCATAGTATTCATCTATAATATTTTCTATATAATCATCCATACATTTTCCTCCTTTTAAAATAATTAAAATAATAATTAATATTTATTTTATTGTTTGTTGTTTTAGTTTTACCCGATTGTATCATAAACAAAACCAAAAGTCAAATCGTGTGACAACCATGTTACAAATCATCATCCATTCTCTTCTTTAAAATATCGTATGCCTTCTTACTCTTAGCATTTAACAGTGCATCTTTGTGCATATGTTTATAGTCTTCACTCGACATGGCTTGACCACAATGACTAGACAAAAACTCTATCATGGTTACTGGTACTGGTCTGTCTATGTTATCATAACAGTACTGTAAACAATCATCCTCTAAGTCAGGTCGTCCTTCCATTGCCCATAGCTCATGCACATTATCTCTCATGTTATCCATGACTGTGCTGTTGATTTCATTACTCATCTTCTAACTCCGAAAAAGATTCTGTTAATATATAACCTATGTCCTTTGCTAGTTTTTCTAACACAGGATAACAGGCATCATAGTGTTCTTCTTCTGTAAAGGTTGCTACCTCTTCAGAGTATGAACCCTTTGGTGTTTCAAAATAAACTCTTATTACTGGCTTACTCATTAATTATCTCCGTTGTTACTTGGTCTAGTGCTTCGTTAAAAAATACAGGTAAGGTAACAAACTGTTGCTTCAATACATAGGCTACAGTCTCAGTACCCTGCTCCTTATGAAGTTGTTTAAACAGTCCCTCACTTAACCCACTCTCATTGATTGCGATATAGATACTATCTACTGTCTCGCAAAAGTTATCATACATTCTACTCATATCATTCCTCCGTTATAAATTAGGTGCTAGTTTTACAGGTCTAGCAACTGTTGTAGTTAGTGCATGGTGGTTTAGTTCTCATTTACTTTTATCCTTAACCGTTAAGGGATTTTACAAAGGCTCACTCCCAACTACAAAACATACCTTATCATATCAATGTTACATCTGTGTTACAGTTGTGTAACAATTGTGTGACAATTAAATAAGCT